TGTAGAGTTGAAGCATTAGAATTACAGCCTAATGGTTTAGTTGCAGTTAGTTTAATAGAATACTTTAATGTTTATACATGGGAAGTACCACCTCAAGAACCAGTAGAAGAATTAGCTAACTTACCTTCTGCTTATGCAGTTAAAGCTCCAACAGGTTTATCATTTACTGATTCTAATTCTAGCTCTACAGGTAGACCTATTTTATCTTGGACTGCTCCAACTGATTATCCTGATTATGAATTTAGAGTTAATGTTGTAGATAGTTCAGGCAATCAGTTAATGAATAGAATAGTTAATACTACTGAAGCTGAGCTTAATTTTACTCCTACAGGAAATAACTATGTTGCTAGTGTTACTTCATTAAATACTTTAGGTACTGAATCAGATGCAACTACACTTACTTTTAATCTTGCTACTGAACCTGTTGCAGAAGGTGATATAAGAGCAAATGCAATTACAGCTAATAAAATAAATGTAAATGAATTGTCTGCTATATCTGCTGATTTAGGTTCTATTAATGCAGGTAGTATGGATATAGGTTCAGGTAACTTTACTGTTTCAACAGCAGGAGTTATGACTGCAACTGGTGCTACTATTTCAGGTCAAATAAGTGCAACTACTGGTGCAATAGGTGGATTTACTGTTGGCTCTACGTCTTTAACAGCAGGTTCAGGTTCATCAAGAATTTCTTTATCTACAGCAGATGGCATACATCTTGGGCATGATACTTTTGCATCTGCTCCATTTAGAGTAGCTTTAGATGGCTCTGTAACTGCTACAAATGCAACTATTACAGGAGCTTTAACTTTAACAAACATAGATGGTACAACAGTTACATATACTGGCGGTCAACTTGGCGTAGGTACAATTAGTGGTGGTAATCTTGGTGATAGTGCTGTATTTCCAGCAACATTAAGATATGAAAGGTCTAATGCAACAACAGCACCTACAGATTCAGAATTTAATACAGCTTTTGGTAGAGACCCTAAAGAAAACGATATTGTTGTAGTTGTTAGAACTGATACTAATGCTCAAGTTGCTTACAAACACGATGGCACTTCTTTTTTAGTAATTACAAATTATATAGATGGCGAATTAATTGTTGATGGCCCTATTACAACAGACCAATTAGCAGCTAATTCGGTAGAAGCTAATCAGATAAATGTAGGAACTTTATCAGCTATATCTGCAAACATGGGTGCTATTACAGCAGGTACAATTAATAACACTACTAATACGCCAACAGCAGGTCAAGAACCTACAGGCTCTCAGGCTGGAACAGCAATTGACTTGGCTTCAGGAGCATTTACGTTTGGTAATGTAAATTCATTTTTATACTTCAATACTACTGATGGATTAGTTCAGGGTGGTTTAACTCCATTTAGAGACACTGTATCTATTTATTATCAAGGTTCAACAGCACCATCTTCGCCTAGTGATTCATCTATGACATATACCAGTACAGGTGCTTTTTCTTTTACTACTAATGCTCCTACTGGATGGACATTAAGTATACCTAATACTACTGATAATATTTATGTGGTTCAGGCTAATATTGGTAGAACTGGAGCTGGAACTACTACTGCATCATGGGGTGCTGTAGGTTTGCTAAGAGCTGCAACAGTCACAGGAACATCTTTAGAAACATCTCCAGCAACAATCGCCTTTACTTATGCAAGTCCAAATGCTACTTCTCCTGAAAGTTATTCTAATAGCTACACTGTAACAGCATCAGGAGCTTATAGTCATTCTGTTGGTATTACTGCAACTGTATCAAGTGGAACGTGGACATCATTAGGTGCTAGTTCTATTACAGTTAGCGAAGTTAGTGGTGATACAGGTGAGTTTACAATTAGCTCAATTACACATCAAAGCAATTTTGAAGAAAAAATATGGTCTTGGACAGTAACGCATACTTCATCAGGTTCAACAGTTAGTCAGTCAACACTTACAATTAACCCATTACTTTCTTAGATTAATATGTATGCACTGCAACAAACACATAAAAACAAGAGGATAATGATTTATAAATTATAAACATAGGTATAAAATTAATAGAAAAGAGATTTAATTATGGCACAACACGATTACAACATAGCAAACCAGTCAGGTGCAGATTTTAGAGCAGATTTAAACAATGCTCTTTTAGCTATTGCAACAGTCAATAGTGGAGCAACTGAACCATCAACTACATTTGCCCATCAATTATGGGTAGATACAGCTAATAGCGTATTAAAGATTAGAAACGCTGCTGATAATGCTTGGTATACACTTGGTATAAGTATCACCGCATCAAATACACTTACAGGTGATTTAACAGGTAATGTAACAGGTAATGTAACAGGTAATGTTACTGGTAATGTGACTGGTGATTTAACAGGTAATGCGGATTCTGCTGATACTCTAAGTACAGCAAGAACTATATCTTTATCAGGAGATGTTGTAGGTTCAGCTTCTTTTGATGGTAGTGCCAATATAGATATAGATACTGTAGTTCAAATTAATTCAATTACTTTAGGCACTGACACAACTGGTGATTATGTTGAATCTATATCAGGTGGGACTGGAGTAACAGTAACAGGTGGAACTGGTGAAGGTTCTACTCCTAGTATTGCTATAGGACAAGCTGTAGCTACAACTGATGATGTTACTTTTAATACTATTACTGCAACTGATGAATTTATAGGAGATATAGAAGGTGCTGTTAGATTTGATGCTAAAGCTGATGGTGCTTTATCAAAAGGTGATGTAGTTTATATATCAGGTGTTAGTGGTAGTACGCCTACAGTAGCTCAAGCTAAAGCAGATGATGCATCTAAAATGCCTGCTTTTGGTTTTGCATTAAATGACGCTAATGATAATGCTGCATTACAGGTAGTAACTTTTGGAACTATCTCAGGATTAGATACTTCAGGTGTATCAGTAGGGCAAGTATTATATGTATCTACAACAGCAGGTGCTTATACAACAACTGCTCCAAGTGGTGAATCAGCACAAATACAAAACATCGGTAAAGTTCAAAGAAGTCATGCAAGTGTTGGTTCAATAAAAGTAGGTGGTGCTGGAAGAAGTAATGCTACGCCTAACTTAGATGATGGCAAGATATTTATAGGTAATGGCTCTAATCAAGCAGTTACATCAACACTTGATACTTCTATAGTTGTTGAAAATACAAATTTATATTATACACAAGCACGATTTGATACAGCATTTGGGAATAAAGATACTGATGATTTAAGTGAAGGAACTACAAATCTTTACTATACATCTACAAGAGCAAATACAGATTTTGATACAAGATTAGCTACTAAAGATACAGGTGATTTAACAGAAGGGTCAAATTTGTATTATACGACAGCTAGAGTTAATTCAGCATTTGATACTAGACTTGCAACCAAGTCTACATCTGATTTAGCAGAAGGCACTAATTTATATTACACAACTGCTAGATTTGATTCTGCATTTGGTAACAAAGATACAGACGATTTAAGCGAAGGTACAACTAACCTTTACTATACAGATGCAAGAGCTAACTCAGCTATAGATACAAGAGTTACTAAAGCATTTGTTGATGCATTAAATATACAAGCTGCTAGCGTAGATGCTAATTCAATAACACTTGGAACTGATACAGTTGGTAACTATGTTGCAACTATTACAGGTACAGCTAATAAGATTTCAGTGTCAGGAAGTGGTAGTGAGTCTGCAGATATAACACTATCGCTACCTGATGATGTTCAAATTGCATCAGATTTAACAGTAGCAGGTAATTTAACTGTCAATGGAACTCTTACATCTCTTGATACTACTAACTTAGATATAGAAGATAACTTATTCCAGCTTAATGCAGGATTAACAGGTAGTCCTGTAAATGATTCAGGTATGCTTATTAATAGAGGTACTGCTGATAATGGTATCTTTATGTGGGATGAATCAGTAGATAAATTCACACTAGGATTAACAACAGCAGATGGTAGTGCTACAGGTAACATAACACTTAATTCACTTGGTACTTTAGTTGCTAATATTGAGGGAGATGTAACTGGAGATGTCACTGGTACAGTTTCTAGCATAAGCAATCATTCAACATCAGACTTATCAGAAGGAACTAATCTTTATTA